CCAAGAACACAAACCAACTGCTGCTGTCATTTTCTCTGACTTGCAGTGTCCTCAAATGCAACCACTGGATTTTCAAATCCCAGTGCTTTGGGTGGCCATAAGGGCTGCTGGTAAAACAGTGCCCTTTGGAAAGCTCATTCACATAAGAGACTGACCATGATTATCAACCGCGATTCTTTGCTATCCATGGAGCCAATTCTCGAAATGGTTCCTTTGAAAGAAACTGCCCATGGCACCAGCTATGGGCTAGGTGAAGCTGGTTATGACATACGCATCAAACAAGATGTGTCCTTTTTCACAAAAGGCACGCTTGGACCGCAAGTAGTGGTTGATGGTGTGTATTCCGAAGGTCGCTTTGCCTTGGCATCTGCCATTGAAGAGTTCCAAATGCCGACCAGTTTGGTTGGCGTGGTACACGACAAATCGACCTGGGCACGTAAAGGCTTGTCGGTTTTCAACACAGTTATTGAACCCGGTTGGGATGGCTTTCTGACGCTGGAACTCGTTTACCACGGCAATGATGTGCTTCACATCAAAGCAGGATCGGGCATTGCTCAAGTGATTTTCACTGAGGTCAAGCACCCAACCAGCTACAACGGTAAATACCAGAACCAAGAAGACAAACCTGTGCCTGCACGGGACTCGGTTTAACTGGTGAGGTGCTCATGAGCGAGACAACAAATACGATGGAACAACGCAACGAAAGTCAGCGTAAAACCATCGTTAAGCAAGTGGAGCGCATCAAAGAACTTGAGCTGTGGGAAAAATTCGCAGCTCATTTGCTAAACAACTGTGTCGGTTTAACGGTCACCCCAGAGAATCTGGAAAAGTGGCTTGAAGACTGCCAAAAACGGAGAACATCTTAGTAAAGACAACGCTACTGTGATCTCTTTTTTGGGTTGATTAACCCTTTCATCCATCAAGCAATAAGGAACATCCATGAGCTTCGTTCGTGCAACTCAGAAAAACGGCAAGAAAATCGACATCCGTACTTCGGCCATCGTCGCCATCCGCGAAGACAACGCCGTTGTCGTGGTTGAAACGGAAGCCGATACTTTCGAGGTAATCGAAGGTATGCAGGCCATCCGCAATCGCATCAAAAAAAGCGAAGCCGGTGCTGCTGCTGAAGAAGAGTAAGCTTTAGCGGTAACCTCTAGGTTAATCAGCTTGCATCAGGGAACACTTTGATGTGTGCAACAGCGAAATCAGCTCAGGGCACTGAGCCAGAAAGAGAAATTCAAGTGGGAGTCGGCCCACCTCAAGTAGCTGCCAAGACACGTACCTCTAACCCGCTCCGGGGCTTGTTACACGGGCGAAATGTGGACGAATGAGTGAGGCGTCCTGTTAGAGTGTTCCACCTGATGCAAGTTGATTAGTCTTATCCGATAACCTGGAAACAGGTCACATCGGACGTAAACACGGCTTATACCCGCAATGGTATTGGAATGGGTGAATCAAGATTCTGAGCTTTGACGATGAGGAACACGGGCATTTATGTCGCCGCAGTTTTCTAGTGCAAGCAACAGGGAATGAATTTTCACTCATTACCAATACCATTGTGAGTTGATCAGTTTTGCCCGATAGCCTGCATGCAGGGCACATCGGACTTGAACACGGCCAATTCTGGACGGGATGCAACACGGTAGTGATCACGCTGCGGAAACTAGGGTTATGGCAGCCTCTGAGAACACAACATCCGTGCCGGGGTTCGACTCCCCCATGCGTGGGAATTGTAGGGTGGACGCACCTGACCATGTTCAAGTCCGATGTGCAATATCGCACATCAAAACCAGTTGGGAAGGCGCTTAACGCTGCCGTTTCATTCCAACTGGGCAGGAAGGTAACGTCGTGAGGCGTCAAGCAATCGGGCCAGGCCGAGCAGGAGCGAAGCCGCCAGGGCCACTAGACCCGAAGGCCAGCCGGAACAGGCGCAAGCCGGCACCAACAAGACCCTGTATTTTCGGAGCAGCAGATGAAAAGCCGTACCAATCTCATCACCCTCCCCAAAGCTCTACCGCAACGCAGCTACATAACCAAGTCAGGGGGCCAATGGCATCCTGGCGATGTCGCCTTGGCCATGGCTTTGGTAATCCGCATCCACAATACAGCTGACGCTATTCGTAAGCTGGCATGGCAGCTAAAAGACAAGGTGTGCTTGGAACACCAACCAAACATGAAGCGTCTTTCCCGAGAACCTGACGATCAAAAAGTGTGGAATGCTGCGCTGAAAATCGTCAATCGAGTTTGTGAGATGTGGAAGATCTCCCCTGAAATTCCCTTCTTAATCAACAAGATAGTCCCAAAATGTCATTTACGTGAAATGCTTTGGGACAAAGACGCCAACGTTTTTCGTTGTCAATTTTGTAGTCACAGCAAAGTGACTTAGCGAGGCTTTATGGGAAAAGTTACGAAACTGGTGACTGACCCAGACGGAAACAACATGAGGCTCCCTGCCTCGTTTGCTCAAGCTGAAGAACAAGCCGGAGTCCGTCTGGACAGGCGAAGAAACTACTTCATGACCACCAAAGCTGTCTTTGTCTTAGTTACTGAGACAATGGCTTGCTCTGGCTGTTCCTGCGACTGTGGGGACATGTATGGCTGCAATCACGGTGCTTCTGGCTGCCGTGAGTGTGGTTACACAGGTAAACGTCGAGAAACACACCCAGTCCCTCTAGAAAATCAACACTATGAGGTGCCCTCCCCCTTTTGATGTAAGGAGATAGCCATGCGCTGTTTATCCACCGCTTCGCACACTATGCGGCCATGCTCTGCTTGCCGTGGGCGTGTACCTGACAACCACAAATGCTCTGCTTGTGGTGGTTCTGGTGTTGTTCGTTTCACCCATGGTAAGCCAGTGGTTGTTGGCAAAAAGTCTGGACAATGACTGAGCCAGTCAAAATACTGATTGTCATGGGCAATCCTGGCCACGTTGGTAGAGCCGGTAGGCTCATCGATGGCCTGAAAAATCTACCAGGTGTGGTTGTTGACGTTCAGTATTTTGGTGACCGCAAGTGTCAGGGGAATAACCTAGACCAAATCTGGATTGATTCCCTTCACTATTGCATACCAGAGCCAATTGCACTGGACGTCAGCTCTACTAAGAGAGGGAAGCCAAAGCCCTATTACCACGTAAAACGTCGCTGGTAGCCAGAGGTGCATACATGAAAAAGTCTTTTTGGATTGCCCGATGCACCTTGCTTGTCTGGTGCTGGGCAGGCATGTGGACTATTGAAGAATCGTATCAGTATGCCAAAGGCATCTACGATCCAACCAAATCACCGATGAAGACCTTGGAGGCTATTGCTAGTAACTACTGACAATTCCTACAATTATTCTCCTTGATAACCCCAACATAACTTTGGCATAGTGCCAACTCACCAACCAAGAGGAATACGCCATGCGTATGCTGTCCCGTTCCATCCTGTATCTGGCCTCGGCTCTTGCCCTGGCGTTCTCGGGTCTGAGCTATGCTTACGACCTGCCCCGTCCCGAAGTCGTCGCCTACCTCACCGCTGATTGCGGTAAATTCGGCGTCGCAACCGCGAAGTATGAGGCCAGCCAGGCTCATATGTACGCCCTCAATCGAGAGCGAATACCCAGCTTGTCTGGTGGTTTGGTGAATGACAGTCATGGCTACCTGCAAGTAAGTGCTGACGAGGTGGCCAAGGGCACGACCGGCAGTACGGTCAGCCTCACTGCCAATACCTGATCACCTGGTCTGCGCAAAAAGCCCCCTAAATGGGGGCTTTTTGTTTTTGAGAACATCCCAACCCTGGAGCTTTATCTTGAAACTCATTGAACCAAAAGTATTCATCATCGGTGAATCTGCTGCCATTCCAGAAGGCATCGAAGCCATGCTTGACCATCTCGGTGTACCTGACTGGACTACCGATGCTCACTCTGACACTGAGCTGCTCAGTGAGATGGCCGGTAAGCTCTGTTACATGAGCTTCGACACCAGCCTCAACGACAACCTGACCCGCACAGGCACTCGTAACAACGAGAAGTACCTGCAAGAAGGCATCATTGCCACGAAGCATGGTTCCGTGCTGGAACACACTGTAGTGAACCTGGTGTTGCTGGACGTGTCTCGTGTCCTGACACACGAATTGGTCCGCCACGGTGATGGCACTGCATTCTCCCAAGAATCCGGTCGCTATGTCCGTCGTGAGCTGGGCATGTATATCCCAGACATCATCAAAGAGAACCCTGAGCTGCTGGCAGGCTTCATTCAGGCTGCGGAGAACATCGAAGCCCAGTACACCAAGCTGGTAGTGCTGTCCGGTGTCAACGACACCACTGACTTCGACTGGAAGAAGAAGATGACTTCGGCATTACGCCGCGTCCTTCCTGAAGGTCGAGCCAATGCCATCTTCTTCTCGGCCAACCACCGGGCAATGCGTCACATCATCCAGATGCGTACTGATCGGCACGCCGAAGAAGAAGTACGCAAGGCTTTCGTACCCGTCTTTTACGCAATGCTGGAACGCTACCCAGCAATTTACAGCGACGGTAACGCCACCGTTGTAAACGGCATCCTCGAAATCAAGTTCAACACTGAAAAAGTGTAAGCCTGTTTCTTGGTGCAAAGCCCTAATCAGTAATGGTTAGGGCTTTTTTATTGAACGGGATTTTCCCACCTACCAACAGGAGCAACACATGCAAGTCAGCCAATCCGCAGATCACATCACCCATGCTGTAATCGGTAGCCAAGAATCCGTTGAAATGGGTGTCAGCGACAGTGCAGCTTTGATGCACATTCTGTCATCCACCCTTTACACCTACCCCAAGCTTGCGATGGTCCAAGAGGTCATCTGCAATGGCTGGGACGCACACATCATGGTCAAAAAGACCAATGTGCCCCTGAATATCGAAATCCGTAACAACCAATTTGTTGTTCGTGACTTTGGCCCCGGCATCCCTCACGAGAAAATCGGTCAGATTTACGGTGTGTATGGTAACTCCACCAAACGCGACGACTCTCGCCAAACAGGTGGTTTCGGTCTTGGTTCCAAGGCTCCATTTGCTTACACCGACAACTTTGAGGTCACCTCAATTCACGAAGGTGTGAAGACGGTTTACCGTGTGTCCAAGTCTTCGATGGAAGTTGGCGGCAAACCCTCCATCAACAAGATCGTGTCCGTGCCGTCTATTGAACCAAGTGGAATCACGGTTCGGGTCAGCATCAAAGAAAACGACATTGCTGAAATCCAGAGCATGATCAAGTCCACTTTGATCCTGGGTGAAATGCTTGCAAAAGTGAATGATGAAGAGCCTTTAGAAACTCTTCCGCTCTTGGATTCTCCAAGTGGCTTTATCATCACCAGCGCTATGGGCACCAAGCTCACTCGCATAAATTTGCGATACGGCAACGTCGTTTACCCAATTCCAGTCCACCCTTCGTATGAACAAGAATGGACAGCAATGAGCCGAGCTATTGGGAATCTCTGGGTCAACGCTAAAATCATTTTCATGGCCCCACCAGACAGCGTGTCTATTGCGCCAAGCCGGGAAGCTCTTATTCTTACAGATAATACCTTGGCAACTATCAAAGAGTTGTTGGGTTTGTTTGAAGAAAAAGATTTGGATAAAGCGAGTGTCACTGTAAACCAGTTAGCCCGTAAAACATTCAACGAAGAGCTGAAAAACAAATCGCCTAAAGAATACTTTGAAGTATTTCTTACAGGCAACAGCCGCTTTGATGTAAGCATCTCTCCCACGTATGTTGACGACAAAAACTTCTTCAGTTTTCGTAAAGCATTTTTGGGAAGTAAACTTGCTAAAAGTGAGTGGACTATTCCACAAGCAAAACGCATTATTCGCTATATCGAAGAGTTCTCTAAAAAAGAACCTCAATTGCGTAAGTTTGCAAAAGACATTCTAAAAACCGTTCGTGTTCTAAAAGGTGAGACTCGCGCCTATGAACACATCCACGGTGCTGGTCTATTAAAAACACCAGTAAACAAACACGTAATGGCTCCGGTCGTTATAGGCATTAAAAACGATGAAAACATGAAAGCAAATAAGCTTTCTGTTTTAGTCAGAAATCCTCGCTACAGTGCAACACCAATGGCCTGGCCAAAGTTTGAAATAGTAACTGTGGGTGCTTTGCTTTCGTTTCTCAAAACACGAGTGATGATTGTCAAAAACAAACAAACAATTTCTGAAACTTTTTACGCAGGCTGTCCTACGGATATGCACGGTGCTTGGTTGATTTACCAAGTAGGACGTAAAGAAGAAGAAGCTGCTTATGCTCTTGATTTCTTCACAAAACTAGGTTTCGAGGTAGTTGTAAAAATACCTGAACCAGTAAAAGAAGAAGCTGTTTTGGTTGATGGTGTCCCTGTAGTCAAAGAAGTAAAGCCACAGGTTAAATCGCCAAAACGCATTGGTTACTTGTCTCTGGCAAGTAGCATGGTGCCAAGAACTAAAGAGTTTTTGCTGAATACAGCGCGAGAGAATACTCCAGCAGGGGGTGGTATACATGACCCTGTAGCTTGGGTGGTCCTCAAAAATAAAAGCGAAGGGGCTAAGACATTTGCCCGTCTGAACGAAGAGGAGTGTTTAGCTATTAATGAACTCTTCGGTGGGCAAATTGCTGTTGTAACTACACCCCAAGCCAATAAACTTTTGAAAGATGGAGTACCTCAATTGTCTAATTTCATTGACAACTACGTGGATCAAAAACTTACAGAAAGCAAAGACTTTCCGCGTTATATCGCTTTTGGTTATCAAGGCATTGAAGCACGTCATTACGACCGCGCTACTAAAATTGTTTGTGCTGCTGCTTTGCATGAACACGTAATGAAAGAGCTGAACCTGCGTTTTCATGTTTCCCCGGAAACAGCGATGTTGTTGACGTTTTATAACGCCAACTCCCATCGCCGCGAAACAAAAGAGCGGTTCCCACAAGCTCACGCTAAAGCTCAAAAAATCAAACCAAATCCGCAATTTGGTAAGTTGGTAAAAAAAGTAGAAAAAAGCCCGTATGTTGCGTTTTTGGATATGGTGCACCTATCCAGCCGCCTCAACAGTGCTGTTCCTGGTTCTACTGAAAGCGACATTGCAGTTGAACTTTCCCTGAAACTCCTCAAGTAAGAGACTGACATGACCGAAGTAATTCGCATCATCAGTGCTGTGGTTGATACCCAGCAGTTGACCCTCTACAAAGAGGACGGCTCCAGCATCATTATCCCGCAAGGGGATGCTCGTATCCGTCCTTTGGTGGATATGGTCGTTCCTGAACTGGAAGCCAATGGCTTCTGTGACATTGATCTGACTGAAACCCAGCTCGAAAACTACTACGCAGAAGCCGAAAAAAGCATGAATGGCTTCATCCGTTTCTTCCGTGCAGCCAAGACCCAGATTGATGAAATCCTGGCTCGTTTCGGTCAAATGGAAGAGCCAGTGGCACCACTGGTAGCTGGTGCTGTGCCACAAACAATCAGCGAAGCAGCAAGCAATGCTCCGGTTACCCGTAGCAGTGCCGCTGTAGCTGAGATCATGGCCAATGCAACCACCTCGGCTGAACCGTCTTTCGCAGAAAACGACGAAAAAACCACCGTTGTTGCTGTGCTGGAAGACAACACAGTCATCCCTGGTGTGGAAGCCATCGGAAACCTTCTTGAAGGTGTTGCTGCAAAACTGGGCAACCCTATCGGGGTGGAAAACTTCTTCCGTCGTGTTGCTACTGTCAAACGCAATCACACTGTCCAAGATTTGCTGAAGTTCATGCAAAAGGGCGAGCTGCCGATTGCCGATGATGGCTCCATCCTTGTTTACAAGCGACTGGAGAGCACTGGGCAAGAAGGCGTGTTCCGTGACTGCCATTCCAAAAAAGTCATGCAGCGTGTCGGCTCTTACGTCTTCATGGACGAGAAACTGGTCGATCCCAACCGCCACCAGGACTGCTCCAACGGTCTGCATGTGGCTCGCCGGGATTACCTGCGCACCTTCAGTGGTGACGTAACCGTGCTGGCAAAGCTGGCTCCTGAAGATGTGATTGCCGTACCACACAGCGATGCCCGTAAGCTTCGTGCTAAGGGCTATCACATCATCGCCCAGCTCAGCAAAGAAGACGCTGCTGCCGTGTGTAGTGACCGTCCAATGACCGATAAGGTTCTGCTTGGCAATGCCATTGCAGGTAACCACATTGGCATCCTTGAGCACGTTCAGATCACTGAACAGAAAGGCGGTGGCCTGATCATCACAGCCATGGATCATGCCGAAGTTGGCACCATGGATGAGTCGATCACTTCCAGCTCGCTTGATTCACTGGAAGAAGTGCGCAAAGAGAACCAATCGGTAGATGCAGCTGCTGTCGCTTCCGATCTGGGCAAAGCCCATTCTGCTGGCATGTCTGTGCGTCAGGCCAAAGCAGCTGAGCTGTATTTGGCAATCACCAATGCCACAACAAACGACACCTATGTCAGTGCTGCCAAGGCACTGATGGAGTTCAAAAAGAAAGCCAAGGTGTCGTGGGACAAGTTGGGCATTGATGCAGAAACAGCTGAGTTTGTTGCTGGCGTTGCCGAAGGTCGCCACACAATCCCAGAAGTTGCTGCTGAAGAAGCTGATGCTGCACCACTGGTTCTGGCTACAGAAGGAACCGGTACGCCTCGTCAGCGTATTCGCAATCTGCTCGACGGTGGCACTCTGACTGCTGACGTTGCAAAAGCGGTCATCGCCATCAAAGCCAAAGCCAAGAAAAGCTGGACAGCTTTGGGTGTTTCCTCGAAAGAGGAAAAAAACATCTTGAAATTGGCTGGGAAGTAAGCGCTTCACTAAGATGCCTCTAGTCTATAGACTGGAGGTATCTTTTATTGAGGTGATCCTATGTCTACCGTATTTCGAGCAAACCGCAAAGCCAGTGATGCAGACATCGTTCGTTTGAACAGCGTCGGCCTATCGCTTTCCACAATCGCTGGTGTTCTTGGTTGTCACCCAACCACGATCACCCTTCGACTGAAAAGTTTGGGGATCGCTCCTGCGGATACTCGTCGAACATTTATGGAAGACATCTTCGTTACGCTCAGCGAAGAACAGCAGGAATGGCTGGCGGATCAGATGAGCAATGGTGCTCTGATCAAAGATTTTGTCAAAAATCTCATCACCAAAGAGTTTGAGTCTCACACACAAAAATCCCCTTCAACGGAGTAATCCATGAATCGTACCTTTGAAAATTGCACCCTGCTGGATACGCACACCTGGTTCAAGAAAGCAGTACCTGAGCCACAACCACGCAACCTGAGCACCCAATTCGGCGTGCATCTGGAAGAAGTTGGGGAATCCCTGGCCGCAATCCAAATGCAAACCCTGGAAGGCGAGCAGCTTCTTCAGCTGGCCAGTGATGCGCTTGAAGCCTTGGGTGATTTCATGAAAACCCATCCAGGCTGCATTGATATCACGAACTCCGTTGAGTTCTTGGACGGTCTGTGCGACCAGATCGTAACTGCCACTGGCACCGCTTACATGGCAGGCTACGACATTGTTGGGGCCATGACTGAAGTGAATGCCTCCAACTTCAGTAAGTTCGACAAAGATGGTCAGCCGATTTTCAATGAAAACGGTAAGATCATGAAAGGCCCGAACTTCTTCAAACCGGACCTGGCACCCTACATCCCAGGCTAATCCCACCTTTCACAAAAAACCCCCAACTCTGGGGGTTTTTCGTAGGAATAACCATGAACCAAGCAGCTACTCCCCTGAATGCTGAGCAGCAGTTAGCTGCGGATGCCTTCTTCAGCTTCCTATTCAACAACGACCGGGAAATGAACATCCGTGGACCGGGCGGTGTCGGCAAAACTTTCTTGATGGGTCATCTAATCGACAAAGTGTTGCCCCAGTATTTTGAGTCTTGCCGCCTTATGGGCATCACCTCTGAATACGATGAAGTCGTCATGACTGCTACGACAAACAAAGCAGCCGAAGTTCTCGGTGTTGCAACAGGCAGGCCAACAAGCACCCTGCATTCCTTCCTGAATTTGAAAGTTCAGGACGACTACTCCACTGGTGAGCAAAAAATAACCAAAACGGGCAACTGGTACATCCATACCCGTAAGATCATTTTCGTGGACGAAGCTTCCATGATTGATCACGCTCTGCGTGTGCTTCTGTTGGAAGGCACCATCGGCTGTAAGATCGTGTACGTTGGTGACCATTGCCAATGCGCCCCGGTTAAAGAAACAATCTCCCCGGTATACAAAAGCAATCTGCCCTCGGTAGACCTCACGATTCCGATGAGAACCAATGTGCCTGAGCTACACGCCATCAACCTGCAACTACGCAGCACCGTTGAAACTGGTGTGTTTCAGCCCATTCAGATCATCCCAGGCATCATTGACCATTTGGACAATGACCGCATGCAGGAAGAGCTTCTGAAGACGTTTGGTCATCAAACGGCCTCATCTCGCATCCTGGCGTACCGCAACAAACGTGTGAACGAGTACAACGACTACATCCGTGATATTCGCGGCCTGTCTTTGAATTACTCAGTGGGTGAGTTGTTGATCAACAACAACGCTATCCGCATCGGTAAAGGCATGCTGTCTGTGGAAGAGGAAGTGGAAATTCTGGAACAAAGCTCATCTTCAGAGCTGATCCAGATTGAGCATGATGTCCATTTGGAAGTCATCAATACGACTCTCCGTAATGGATACAACGACACTATCCGCAATGTTCTTTTGCCGGTGGACCGCAACCACTTCAGTCAATTGATCGCTTACTACAAGCGAACCAAAAACTGGAATCGTTACTTCCATCTCAAGAACAACTACCCAGACCTTCGCCCACGCGATGCAGCAACAGTCTACAAAGCGCAAGGCAGCACCTACGACGATGTGTTTATCGACTTAGGTGATCTGTCGGCCTGCCCAAATCCAAACCAAGCAGCCCGTATGCTCTACGTGGCATTCTCTCGCGCTCGCTACCGTGTATTTACCTTCGGCAATCTTGCAGATAGGTTCGGTGGCCTTCAGTTTTAGGAAAAAGAATGGCCGTTTCAAACTTACAAGAGGTAATTGCCCTAATAAGCAAATCCCTGTTCCAAGCAGAGAAACGCCGTCTGGCCGGTGTCATTGTTGATCTGGATAAACAGAACAACGAGATCAAGCACACCGGCCAACAGGGCTTTTTGTTTAATGGGGCGCTTTACCGCCCCCATAACGCAAGCACAATCAAAGTTGGTCCTGGCATACCAACTTTGGACTTTTCCCTCAACAAGCAAATGAATGACTACTTGAAAGATGCCAAAGAAATCGAGCTGGATGAGAAACAGATTCAGCAGATTTTGTTCAAGTTGATCTACAAGGCCGAAACACTTCAACACCTAAGAGACACTCTCCCTGAGTGTTTAGTGGCACTCGTTCCTGACCTTAGCGGCATGGTGAGAAACTGCCCAGAAGCATTCTTGTTGGAAGGTGATGAGCGTGGCATGGCTCAGTTTAAGAAACTGAAACCGAAGATCGAGTTTTACTCGGCAACCCGTTTACTTTACTGAGGAATTACCAGATGGCGTATGCCTATTTCTCCGATCAGGAGAACAACGAATACCCTGTGTGTTTGTTGGTTCCTTCGATTAAGAAAGATGAAATCAAGAAAGCGTACATCGACACGTCGTCTTTGAATAAAGACGACTTGATGGTGATGACGCTGCACTACACCCCTGGTCAGAAGAAAACCAAAGCAGCAGAGATGAAGGAATACATCACCTCTGAGCTTGTTCCAATCTTGGAAGGAATCAAGACAAAGTACGTTCTTTGTGCTGACTCTGACTACTTCAAGATACTGACCAAAGCAGCCAAAGTGGAATCCCACATTGGTTACGTGATGGATTCTGTCTTTGGTAATTTCAAAGTCATCTACGTGCCCAATTATCGCCAGATTTTCTACGATCCAGATAAGGTGAAAGCCAGGATCAAACTGGGCATGGATGCTTTAACTGCCCACCGGGCAGGGTCGTATCAAGCACTGGGCACCGGCATTATTCACTTTGCAGAGTACCCAGAAACAACCCAAGACATCGCTGCCTGGCTTGAAAAACTGTTGGCGATGAACTGCCCCCTGGCCATTGACATTGAGGGGTTTGATCTCAAGCACCACAAGTGCGGTATTGGCACAATCTCATTTGCATGGAACCAACACGAAGGTATTGCCTTCGCCGTTGATTACGTCAATGAGCCTTGGGTCATGGGTGAAGGCAAAGACGAAGTTCAGATGTATGGCAAGAAAGGCTTCAATGCTGAAGTTCGTGCCCTGTTAAAAAGCTTCTTCACCCGGTACATGCAGACAGCGATTTACCACAACATCGCTTTCGACGCATACGTCCTGGTCTATCAGTTATTCATGTCTGACTTGTTGGACACAGAAGGTTTGCTTGAGGGCATGAGCAAACTGCTGAAAAACTGGGACTGCACAAAACTCATCACCTATTTGGCAACAAATAGCTGTGCCGGTAACAAGCTTGGTTTAAAACATCAGGCCCATGAATTTGCGGGCAACTACGCAATAGACGGTGATGACATAAAAGACATTCGCCGTATCCCGTTGCCTAAACTTCTGGAATACAACTTGGTGGATTCTCTGTCCACTTGGTTTACTTTCAGAAAACATCAACCAACCATGATCCAAGATCAGCAACTGGAGATTTACGAAAACCTGTTCAAACCCTCCACACTCGACATTGTTCAAATGCAGCTGACTGGCTTGCCTTTGCACATGCCAACTGTTTTGGCAGTTGAGGAAGCACTCCAAGGTGTCTTCGATGATGCTGTTAATCGCATGCTCTCAACACGCTGTGTTCAGCAATTTCAGTACAGCTTGAAAGAGATGTACATTGAGAAAAAGCACAAGGAGTGGAAGAACAAAAGAATCACGATTGATGAAGTGCCAGACAAGATCAAGTTCAACCCACGCAGTAATCCTCAATTGCAGCACCTGCTCTACGAGCAACTGAACTTGCCAGTGCTGTCCTACACAGACAGCAAGCAGCCCTCTTGTGACGGAGACACAATTGATAAGCTGCAACACCACACAACTGATCCAGATATTTTGGAACTGTTGTCAGCACTCATCGACTTCGCTGCTGTAGATAAAATCCTTGGCTCTTTCATACCTGCATTCAAAGAGGCAGCATTGGGGCCAGACGGCTGGCATTACCTCTTTGGTAATTCGGTTCTGGGTGGCACTGTTTCTGGACGATTGAGTAGTAATTCACCAAATCTACAGAACCTACCGGCCAACGTAACAATGAAAATCAGTGAGGCTCTTCTCAAGAAGTTCCCCTTGCTGAAACGCTTCATGAAAAAAGGAAAACTCAGTTTGGGTTCCCTGGTGAAATCGTGCTTCCAAGCACCACCGGGCTGGATATTCGCTGGGCTGGACTTCGCATCATTGGAAGACCGCATCAGTGCCCTGACAACCAAAGACCCAAACAAGCTCAAGGTCTACACCGATGGCTACGACGGTCATTGCCTACGTTCTTATGCGTATTTCGGCAATGAGATGCCTGACATTGATTCAAATTCGGTAGCGTCAATCAACTCTATCGAACTGAAATATAAGGATTTTCGTCAGGAATCCAAGGCACCTACCTTTGCTCTGACCTATCAGGGAACGTACATCACCTTGATGACAAACTGCGGGTTCTCTGAATCCAAAGCCAAGATGATCGAGGCAAAGTACAAAGAGCTTTACGCCGTTTCAATCAACTGGGTTCAGGAAAAATTGAACCAAGCAAGCAAGGATGGCTACGTCACCGTGGCTTTCGGCCTGCGTGTGAGAACACCTTTGCTGCATCAAGTGATACGGGGTAACCGTTCAACTCCATTTGAGGCAGAAGCTGAAGGCAGGACTGCCGGTAACGCCCTCGGCCAGAGCTGGTGTCTACTCAACAACCGGGCCAGTGCTGAGTTTATGGGCGGCGTTCGTAAGAGCGAATACCGCACGGCAATACGCCCGTGTGCACACATCCACGACGCCCAATATATGTTGATAAAGGACGACATTCGTGTTGTGCTATACGTCAATGAGCATCTCGTGAAGGCAGTACAATGGCAGGATCACCCTGACATTGCTCACGACGAGGTAAAATTGGGGGGCGATTTATCGCTGTTTTTCCCGGACTGGAGTGAAGAGGTAACGGTGCATAATGGGGCCACTGAATCCGAGATTCAGGAACTCACAGCCAAGCACATTGCTTACCTCAACGGAGAGCCAAAGTGAATCACGTAATCCGCCACGGAAACCCCCTGATACTCAGCATCGCTTTACCGGCTGACGAAGAAGACGGCACCTACTCCAACTGGCATCCGAAAGCCCAATTTCGCAAGAAGGGCAACGACATGCCAAGCGGTTTCGTCTTTGAGACAACCGACATTACCTGGGTAGACAGCATCACCACCAAAGAGCTTACGCTCACTGTGAAGGACACATCCAAGTGGCCAACCGGTGTGCTTGAGTTCGACGTGGTGCTGACCTCCCCAGGTGGTCAAACGTATCGCACCGAAAAGCAAACTGTGGAGATTCAGAAAGGCATCACACCTATCTGACCTTCATCAGTTTTCCTGAAGCGGTCTCCTAAAAAGAGGCCGCTTTTTTTCCCACTTGAAAAGAGAGTTTCACATGATTGAATTGCGTAAGCGTCACTTCTTTCTGGCATCCGCCTTTGCCCTGTTTCAGGACATTCAGGATGGTACTGGTGTAGGTCCGGTGCACAGCGTTCCAATGAACGTGGTTGTTCCTTCGGAGCAGCAAATCGTAACCGCTCGTGATCTGGGCGTTGCTCAGCAGAACGTCCAGGTTCAGTTGCACAAACGCATGGGTGAAAACCAAGTCGAAGTTGTTGACGTGGTGTTCAACTCCATCAGCTACCTCGGCCACATGACCGATGAAGAGTTTTACGGCCAGGGTGTCCAAAAAGCCGGGGGCACCGAGGCAGCAGCAAATGCTGGCTAAGCTCACAGGTGGCCTGGTCAACTACTACCTGTGCTTGGTAAAGCACCCCCAACGGAAAGAGCAACCTGCTTATCAAGCAGAGTGCGAAGACATCATCCGTGCACTGGACATGACCTTCGATGAGGGTTGTGAGTTCAAGGCTATTTGGCGTACTGCTGCTGCTCGATTGGGTAATGGCAAGCCGAATCAAAAAGCCCTTTATGACGCAGAAAAGCGGGTGCATTACGCACAAGCTTCATTGCGTCAGCTTCAGCAAGCTGAAGAAGAACAAGCCAACAATGATGGGGTTGTTATCCATGCTTGGATAGAAAGTGACGGCGTTCCCCCCAAAAATCCTGATCTCTTTGTCGAGGTACAGCTTCGGGATGGAACAACAAGTCGTGGCTTTGTGAAGAGCTTTTATTGGCCGATAACTCAAGCCAATAGCTCCATACTGAAGTTCCGTCACATCTAAAATAAGGGGCTATTTAGCCCCTTCTTGGAGTCTTCCATGAAGAACAAGATCACCAACAATTCAGACATTTCATTGTCTCTGGCCGTCTGGCTTTTGCATGATGAGTACGACTACGTGTCTGAGCCGAATTACATTTCGGCAACCAGCCTGATGAAGCCGTTACGGCAAATCATTCTGCCTCGTCGTGTAGCCCCTGAGCTGCGTCAGGTAGACGTGTCTGACTTCATTGCTCGTGCTCTGGGGCATTCCCTGCACGATTCCATTGAGAAGGCATGGAAGACAGGCTATCAGCGTTCCTTGGCGTTAATGGGCTACCCAGAAAACGTCATCAAAAAGGTGAAGATCAACCCTGAACCAAGTGAACTGCAACCAGGCGATATCCCAATTTACCTGGAGCAGCGAGCTACCAAAAAGGTCGGCAAGTGGACTGTTGGTGGCAAGTTCGACATGGTTGCTGAAGGCATCGTGCACGACAACAAGTCCACGTCGGCCTACACCTGGGTTTACGGTGGCCGTGACGATGAGCACAAGCTGCAAGGCTCGCTCTATCGCTGGCTGAACCCGGACAAAATCACTGAAGATTTTATCCGAATCAACTACATCTTCACCGATTGGCAGAAGGCCCAAGCTCGACAGAATCCGAACTACCCGCAGAAGCGAGTGGAGTCGAAAGACATTGAGTTGTCTACACCAGAAGAAATTCAGCGTTGGGTTGAGTGGAAACTCCAACTCATTGAAAAGTATTGGAATAGTCCTGAAAAGGACATCCCAAACTGCACTGACGAAGAACTCTGGATGTCAGACCCGGCCTTTAAGTATTACGCCGATCCAAGTAAAACATCGGGCCGCTCCACCAAAAACTTTGATTCCCTTGCTGAAGCCAATTCCCACATGGCCAGTAAAGGTGGCAAGGGCATTGTATTAACCGTTCCAGGTATGCCGAAGCGTTGCGACTATTGCGATGCCTTCGCTGCTTGCACCCAAAAGGACAAGTATTTTTCATGATCAATCTCGAAGGGGTTACCCATCACCCGGCAATTGAAGAAATTGTTGAGGTGCTCTGTAACAAGACCCAGAACACCGACCGTGGCTTCTTCCGTGTGGAGGTAGCCTACTTCTTGGCTAAGATGGCCAGCTCCATGCGCGCCATCATCGTCACCAAAGATCGAGGTGAAATTCCAGTCAACATCTATGCCCTGGCTCTGGCAACCTCTGGTTTCGGTAAAGGGCACTCGGTCAACATCGTTGAAACCGAGTTCATGAAAGGCTTCAAAAAGCGTTTCATGGAAGACACTTTCCCCGTTGTTGCTGAAAAGCACCTCTGGGAAATTGCCAATGATCGAGCTGCCCGTAACGGCACTGATCAGCAAGAAGAGTTTGAGAAAGTGAACTCTGAGTTCAAACGTGCTGGTGCCATACCATTCACCTTTGACTCAGGCACCCCGCCTGCGGTTAAACAGCTTCGCCATAAGCTGATGATGGGCAATTGTGGCTCCATCAACCTTCAGATTGACGAGATCGGTTCAAACCTGATTGGCTCAACTGACGTGTTGACCCTGTTCCTTGAGCTTTACGATCAGGGCATGGTCAAGCAGAAGCTGACCAAGAACACGGTTGAAAACACCCGTGGTGAAGAAATCGACGGCAAGACCCCAACCAACATGCTGCTGTTTGGTACTCCAAGCAAGCTGCTTGATGGTGGTCAAACCGAAGACCAGTTCTACTCCTTCTTGGACACTGGCTACGCCCGTCGTTGTCTGTTTGCAATTGGTCAGCATGATCGCAAAGCACACAACACCCAAAGTGCGGCTGAGATTTACGCAAAGCTGACCCAGCAAAGCAACACAGCATCTGTGGACAAGTGGGCAAGTCAATTTCACAAACTGGCTGATCCAGCGATGTTTGGTTGGAAGATGGTCGTTGAAGATGCTGTGGGTATTGAGCTTCTGACCTACAAAATCGAATGCGAAAAAGCAGCTGATCTGATGGCCGACCACGAAGAAATTCGTAAGTCCGAAATCAGTCACCGCTACTTCCGAGCATTGAAACTGGCCGGTGCACTGGCATTTGTCGATGAAAGCCTTGAGATCGAAATGGGCCACTTGAAACAAGCAATCCTGCTTGTTGAAGAGTCTGGTGCTGCATTCCAGTCAATCTTGAACCGTGAAAAGTCCTACGTGAAACTGGCCAAGTACATCGCAGATGTTGGCACTGAGGTCACTCACGCTGACTTGCTGGAGGCACTGCCCTTCTACAAGTCAGGCAACGCTGCACGCAACGAGATGATGACCCTTGCAACGGCATGGGGCTACAAAAAGCACATCATCATCAAGAAAACTTTCACTGATGGTATCGAGTTCTTCAAGGGGGAAACCTTGCAAGAAACCGATTTGGCCGAAATGGTCATCTCCTACAGTGACCACTGGGCATACAACTACAACAACGAAAAAGTGCCCTTCGACCAGCTGCACGTTTTGACACAGGCACCCGGTTACCACTGGGCCAACCACCACTTCAAAGCCGGACACCGTGCCGAGGAGAACGTGTTAATCGGCTTCAACATGATCGTTATTGACGTGGATGGCGACATTCCGTTGACGACAGTTCACGAGATCATGGCAGATTACAAGTTCATGACTTACACCACCAAACGCCACACGGAAGAAGAGAACCGCTTCCGTCTGATCATCCCAATGAACTATCACCTGGAGCTTGATACCCAGGAGTACAAAGAGTTCATGAACACCGTGATGATGTGGCTACCCTTCAAGACCGACGATTCAGCGAATCAGCGGGCTAAGAAGTGGGAATGCTTTGACGGTGGCAACTACCACTATAACTTGGAAGGCGAGTTGCTGGACGTGCTTGGGTTCATCCCAAAGACCAGCAAAAACGAGCAATTCAAGAGTGGTTTCCAGGCTGTTGAGTCACTGGATAATCTGGAGCGTTGGTTCGCTCAACGCATTGCTTCGGGCAACCGGAACAACCAGATGATCAAGTACGCACTGGCTCTGGTAGACAACGGCATGAGCTTGTTCGATGTCAGCAAGCAGGTTCACGCTTTCAACCAGAAGCTGAACAACCCGATGGACGAAGAAGAGATCGACAATACCATTTTGGTCACTGTCGCCAAACGCTTCCAACGCTCCTAAATCCCACCCCGAATGCTTTTCTTGGTTCGGGGTAATCCATAAACCTGGAGGAACCAATGAGTGAAGACTCAATCGTGTCCATTGACCAGCTGATCTTGGTAGTGGGTTATTCCACTACGGGTAAATCTGCAAGCTTGCGGAACATCCGTAACCAAGATCGCTGGGTTTACTTGGGCACCGAAGCTGGGAAACGCCTGCCGTTCAAGAACAAGTTCAACAGTGTGCGGATTACCGATCCATACGAGGTGATCTCTTACCTTGATGATTGCATCGAGCATTCCGACCAAGTTGATGGTGCTGTGATCGACTCCATGACTTTCCTCATGGATATGTTTGAGACCATGTACGTGGTCAACAGCGCAAACACCATGGCAGGCTGGGGCAACTATCAGCAGTTTTTCAAGACTGTGATGCAAGAGAAAGTTGCACGTTTCGGTAAACCTGTGATCATCACCGCCCACGTCAAAGATGACCTGGACGAGAAAAACATGGAGATGAAAACTGCCGTCCCAATCAAGGGCGCTCTCCGCAATAACGGGGTAGAAGCTTACTTCTCCACCGTGGTAGCAGCAAAAAAAGTACCCATCAAAGAGCTGGAGGCGTATGGCAGCAACTTGCTGACCATCACCGATGAGGAACGTGAGTTGGGCTACAAGCACGTTTTCCAGACACGCATCACCAAAGGAACGACTGGTGAACGGATTCGTTCCCCCATGGGGATGTTTGATAAGTCGCAGACCTACATGGACAACGACTGTCAGCTTCTCCTTGATCACCTGCAAAAATTCTATAGCGAGTAATCGCTATAGCTTTTCCCCCTTCAATCAGCAAAGCGAGATATTTAATGAGCCTGTTCGGTAACCTGAAAAATGACGGTCTGGAAGAAACTCAAGACCGTCTGGGCGGTGGTTTCGGCGTCAAAGAAACTGCCATTTACACTGGTGTGGTCAAAGCACTGTACGCCGGTGAATCCCAAGGCGGTGCTCAGTCCGTCACCCTGATCCTTGGCCTGAAGGACGGTAGCGAATACCGTGAAACCTTCTACGTCACCAACAAGAAGAAGGAAAACTTCTTCCTGAACCGGGATGACAACAGCAAGAAAGTGCCACTTCCGGGCTTCACCATCGTGGACGATATCTGTCTGGTCACCTCCGGTGCACCACTGGCCGATCAGCAGACCGAAGATAAGGTCGTCAAAATCTGGGACACCGACGCCAAAAAGGAACTGCCAAAATCCGTTCCTATGCTGGTGGATGTCCTGGGCAAAGAGCTGTCGCTGGGCGTTCTGAAGGTCTTGGAAGACAAGACCGTGAAGAACCAGACCACCGGTGAGTACGAGCCAAACGGCGAAACTCGTGAAGTCAACGTAGTTGACAAGGTGTTCCACACCGAGACCCGCATGACCGTTGTTGAGGCCCGTGAAGGTGCTGATACTGCCAAGTTCTGGGACTCCTGGTCCGAGCGCAACAACGGCAAGGTCCGTGACAAGCGCAAGAACAAGGACGGCCAAGCCGGTAAGCCGGGTGCACCACGTCCGACGAGTGCTCCGGCAGCTGGTGCAGAAGCGAAGAAGTCCCTCTTCCAGAAGTAAGTAGCCAGCAATGAAAATCCCCGTCGCAGGATTTGACCCCAGTTTCACTAACTGGGGTATTGCCTTCGGGCAATTAGACCTCTCGACGGGGTACTTGGACGATCTGAACCTGGAAACCATTGAAACGGCCAAAGGTAAAGCGAAGCAGGTCCGGGTTAATTCGGACGATCTGCAACGTGCAGAAGACCTAGCAAAGCGTGCAATCGAAGTTGCAAGGCAGAGCAAAGTCATTTTCGTTGAAGTACCTGTTGGGACTCAAAGTGCCAGTGGCATGAAAGCTTACGGGGTAGTCGTAGGCATTCTTGCTGCAATTCGTGCTTTAGGCATTCCGGTCATCGAGGTGACCCCCACTGAAGTGAAAAAGGTTTTCACCGGTGACAAGAACGCCAGCAAAAGGCAGATGATTGACCAAGCTGTCGCATTTTACCCTTTTGCAAATTTTCCCCGGCATCGTGGCAATGTTGCCGAGAAAGCTGAGCACGTAGCAGACGCCATTGCGGCCATACATGCTGGGGTAACTACCCCGGTATTCCAAAATTTAATGCGTCTTTACGCAGAGGTTTAACCAGTGCAAATCACGTTGAATCAATCCGAGATTGAACAAGCCCTCAAGAACTACATTCTTGAGCAAATCAACATCAACGAGGGCATGGAGATCAACATTGATCTGAAAGCCACTCGTGGTGACCAAGGCACCACTGCCATCATCGACATCCTGCCTATCGGTACTGTGGCCGCCCCTGCACCTGTTGTGCAAGAGCAAGCTGCTGCTCCGGCCCCTGCTGGACGCCAACCCCGTCAGCCTCGTGCTGCAAAGCAGGAAACCCCTGTTGAGCAACCAGCTGCGGTCGAGACTGTAGCCAAAAACGAAGCAGAGCCTTTGCCTGCTGAAGTTGAAGAGCAGGAAGAAGAAGAGGAAGAGGGCGAAGTAGTTCTGCACTCTGACGAACCTTCGGCTGTTGAAGCTGCAATCGAGGCCAAAAACAACGGTCCTGCCGTTGATGCCGAGGCCACTGCAACCGCAGAAACTGAAGCCGTGGTACAGGCTGAGCCTGCCAAGCCTTCGTTGTTTGCCGGTCTGCGTCGTCCCGACAACAATATGCCGTCGTAATGACGTTGCAAGGAATCCTGCTTCGAGGGTTCCTTGTTGTCCTGATGGTTGGTGCGACAACAGCAGCCATCATTTCAGCAGCGCCTGCGATAGCAGTTGTAATTGTGGTGGGATTTCTAGCCTGGCTATACCGGGACGTTGATTTCCCATCAGACAATGACGATAAGCCCCCATGACGGGGGCTTATTTTATTGAACCAAATTCATCCATGGGTTCAATTCTGGAGCACTCAAGCCTTGGCCAGGACCAATGGAGTAGTCCAGGGAGCCGTCAACCAGCTTGCTGAAGATGTTATCGGTAGTCGGTAGACCCACTGACCCAAACAAACTAGGAGCAGGTGCTGCGCCTGCAATCAGAGCGTGTACGGGGTTGTTGCGGATCATTGACAACGCCACCTTCGTAGAACGGATTTTGAAGTTGTAGAACCAAAGGAGACCAAGGTTCTCCAGCGTTGCCCGGAAACGACCGGACAGACGATCATAGTTCACAAATTCCTCAGTAATTCGTCCCAGTGCATATTCCTTGGACTTACCCTGACGCTTGACCAGATCATCGTACAGCAGAGCTTTACCTAGGAAGTCACCGTACTCCACCGCTTTCTGAAGACCCTGGAACAAGGCAGTGTCCTTGGTGATCAAGGCGTAACGACCAAGCGTACCCAGAGGCTGTGGCAACTTGTTTACCGCATTCTCAATGTAAGCGTGCAAGCGCCCTTCACTCAGCATGATCTCATCGCGGCTTACACCAGCATCCGAAATGGAGCTGAACTCACCAGCCTGGATCAAAGGCCAAATGCTCATACGTTTGTGGCTGTCAGTGATCGAACGAATCTCTGCTTGCAGTCGGCGTTCGGCAATTGGTTTGCCTACAGCAGCACGCAATTCAGCTTCTGCCTCAATCATGCGCAGACGGCTCTTCACATAAGCGTCAATCTCAGCTGTTTTCTTGGGCATACCACGGACGATATTCGCCAGTGGCACACCACGGCCAACCAACTGGAAGACGTTGGACATCAAGTTGGCAACAGGAACAACCACCGACTTAACAACAATCAGCACCCGCATGTCGCTCACCAAGTTATTAGTGATTCGCTCAGCATTAGTGAGGTACTGATATGCCTTATTTCCAAAGGCACTGATTGCCAAATTTTGAACTGCCTTCTGAGTTTCAGGCGACCAACGAGTGTTGCCAGTCCAGGCATCACCGATGGAAGCAGAACGGTAACCCATTGCGTCTTCCAACATATCTTTGCGGACATAGTATTCGCTGCCAAATACGCTTTGGATGTGGGCACGAGTTTCCGGTGTCAGCAACGACACTGCATCAGCCACAACAGGATCAAGATTTGAGCCAAACAGATCAACGTACTGATCCTGCTTGCTTGCATCTTCGGCAATGTCCTTGCTGTACATTTCGTATTGAGCATCAACCAAAGCCTTGTTGTAGATACCAGCAATCGACTCCTCGTGCTGACGACCACGCCAGATGCCGATAGAGACAGCCAGGCTGGTTTCACCCTGCATGCGTTCCATCATCACTGGATCAAGAGCACGCTCTACAGCGACAAGCTCACCGTTTTCACCAAAAACAGGCATCAGGCTTTCTGCTTCGGTGTTGTCCTTGAGCATGGCAGTAGCAAAGCGCTTCAGCATCACTGGCGATGTGACACGGCCAGCAGTGGCCAAATTACTGTAGCCAGTCACTGCATCCACACCAGACACAGATGTACGGACGTTCTGCATGATGCCTTGCTCAAAGGTGGCACGGGCAGCTACAGGGGCAAAGTAGTAGCCCTTTTTGAATTTGCTCTTTTCAGCTTTAGAGCCAACGTAATCACCGACACGCACGTAGCTCTTGCCACGTAGCTTTGCAAAGTCTTTGTCGTCGGCAACAACCATCGACAGCGAGCTAGCAGGTTCACTTGGAATGTGACCTTTGAAAGCGTTCAGTCGAGCACGGGGAGTTGCCTTGCTCACTTCTTCTTTACGCTGGCCAACCAGATAATCCAATGCAAAATCCATACCCACGGTTTCGTCTTTAGCCAATTGAGCCAAGACAGCTTTGTCTTCAACTGCCAAGTCTTGCAGGCTGTACATAGTCACCAGCTGGTCAATCGAAGCAACAAAGGTTGCATCCTTCGGTTGGAAGGTGCCTTGAATCTCCTGCCCAATAAGCATGGAGATGGCTTCAGCATTTCGCAGCAGGTACTGGCCGGCCACACCAGTGTTCATGTACTTGGCCAGCTGCACCATCTTGCGTTGGTAAGTGGCGTAGTTGGCTGGATCAATGCCCTGAATGTAGTTCTCCAAGGTAGTGATTTTTGCAGCCAAATCCTGTTCATCAGTCAGCATTTTACGGATGGCGTTGTTATCGAAATACGCACGCAGAACGGCCAAGTCAGTTTTACCCATACCACGGAACAGGCTGGACCATTCTTTTTTGCTCAAAGAACGGGTGAACTTGTCGGCAATCAGAGTCGGCAGGTCTTCCCGGAATTGCTGACGTGCCTGCTGAATCACAGAACGAACGCCTTTGATCATGTCGTAAATCTTGGCGTTTGAGTCGGTACGGCCTACCAGGTCATTCAGCAAAGAACGCACCGGTGCCCAGCCATTCACTTTGTTCATGGCCTCAGTCAAACCCTGTGCTGCAAGAGCACCACGCTCTTCAGAAAGGATCATGCCAATCGCCTGAGCACTTGCACCAACAGCACGAGTAATCGTGTTGTTCTCTGCTTTGTTGAGGTCAGCACCTTTCTCATAAGCAGCATCTGCCAACTTGGTCATACCCTCTATGACGATTTCGTTTGCACGGTCAACACCACGTCCAGTGGTCTGAGCAAACTGGTCAATGAAGGTTTCGTTGTTCTGTACCTGATCGGCAATGCGTTGGTTAAGGGCATCAATGGCAGCATCGACGGTGATGTCACCTTTCTTGATGCCAGCCAAACGGCTGGAGAGGCTATCCATTGCAGCGTTACCAGCATTGGTCAGCAGAGCATCAAGACCACCAGAAGTATCCTTTGCTGTTTTAGGCAGCTTCATACCGGACAGCACAGAACGGAACTCAGCGTTCACAGTAGCCAATGCGAGGAAAGCAGGCAGCAGACTGGAGCGACCAGCCAAGTCATTCTCGACAAGGTTTTTACCCATGATGCTGTTGAACTTTTCCTGAGCGTAATACCGGGTAGCCGGGTTCAGGCTGTCTGCGTCATCCATGAAATGCTCAACAGTCAGCTGCTTGGTTACCCAAGAATAAAGCTGCTGTGCAGTGGCCATTGCGTTTGGATCAATAGCTGCTTCTGTAGCCAGAGCAGTGATGATGTTCTCAAACACATGGGCTTCTTGCTGGGTCATGCTAAAGCCACGAGCCTGGAAAGACTTACCGATGTTCAGGCCAGCCATAATCCCTTTATCAACGGCATCCCGTGGAGCCACTTCACCAGCTCGGATAGGTGCGTTCAGGTATCGACCAATCAGTGTCTGGTAAGCCACACCCACATCAGTCAAACGCTGATCTTGGCCGTACTGGCTGTTCTGATAAAGCACGCTGCTTGCCATACGCTGTGCAGTCGTTGGGTTGCCTCGCATAACAACGGCAGTGTTGAACAGCAAGTTGCTGAACAGGTCATTACCAACATAAGGGGCATTTTCTTTTTTGAAGAAGATGGCCTTAATGGCTTTCACAACCTCACGAGCAATGCGGGCCATTTTGTCCAGCATGGTCCGCTGACCCAAACGGATCAGACTTTCATTGGACAGAGACCAAGCCATGAACTCGTTCAGTGCACCGGCTTTGGCCACAGAACCAGGAAGCGAAGCATTGTTCAGGTAGCCCTTGATGGCAGAAACGGTGTCGGTGTACGACTGGGCCAGCTGCTGATTAGGCTGATCCAAGTTGTCTTCCATGGCCAGGAACTGTTTCATCATCGACTCGATACGCTGTACCGATTCTTTTTCTACAGTGCCCATAGGCTGCTTGTTGTAGTACGCCAACACCTTTTCAAAGGTAGAAGCGTGAATCAACTCATGGATCAAAGTCTCAGTTGATGGGTTGAACAGGTAGATTGTTTTCTCACCCACGTTGGTGAAGCCCTTGATCTCACCGGCTGGAATAGCACTACCTTGAGCACCAGCAGCACCTGTGGCTTTGATGTACTCGTTCACTTTCAGCGGGTTACCAAACACAATCTTGTAGCCGTCAGCAGCCAGAGATTTCGTAACCTCATCCAAGACTTTCTGCTGGTCAGCTGGGAATGTTGTTGCTTTGCTGAATTGCTTCAAGTCACTGCTGTGCATAACAAAAGCACCGCTCTCGTGCTTCTGAGCAACCTGCAAAATAGCAGCAGTGGAATCACCAGAAGGTGCTTTGTTTTTACGAAGCTCAGCCAACTCTTCTTGGTAAAGGGCATTCAACTCTGAGGTCACTTCCTCATTTGACATCCCGGTAAGGGCAATCTCACCTGCTTTGAAATAAGGAGAGGCACCAGCAGCCATCTGGTCAACAGAGGTTTCCACCTTGGCCATAACACGATGACGGGCTTCAATGCTTTCTGCCGCTGTTGTCAGCTTGCCTACCAGGTTCTGCATGCCAGCAACAATCTCAGCATCAGGAACCGGCTTCTTCCACATAGACGGTGGGAACAACGCACGAACCAATGCACTACGAGTTGCATCGGTGTACCCGGTCAATGGTGCCTCTTTCATAAAGGCAACATAGCTGTCAGCCACTGCCTGCATTGGGTTGCCCATCCAGGTTTCCCAAACAGCCTCGTTCATCTTGACGCTACCATCCTGAATCAGGTCCAGGGGCAAATGCACACCGTCAAAGATTTTGAGAGTGCGATCAGGTGCACCATTCATGGTGGATGCAATCTGCATCATGTTCGCATCACCTGCCCCGATGTTCAGGAAAGGAATGCCCGACACGCCAGCATTCTTAGGCCCATGAATGAATGCGTCAGTACGGAAAGAGCCGTCCAATGCACGGGAAGACTGGGAGGCGTTCACATCCACAGAACTGGAACCAGCAACGTAAAAAGTCTGGTGTGGGGTTTTGATCAGAGGAGAGAAACGCTCCAATTTTTTGTAGATGCGCTTCAGCTCTTTATCACTGAGGAACTCTGTCTTAGTCCAATCACTGTCAGTCTTAGCTTTACGAGCCATCTCAGCAGCAACTTGATCTTTGAACAGTTGTTCCAGAATGATCGACTGAACCTGTGTGGCCTGACGAAGAAGCACAGCAGATTCCATAGTTGCTGCACCGACAGTCTGCTCAATTGCATTACGCATTGGCTGAACAAACAGGTGCAGCATGCTCGACTGAATGTTGCTGAACTCAGCCGGTGTCAGTGTGTAAGTTTGAGGATCAACCCCGTCATTACGGGAAGTAGCTACTTTTTCAAGAACAAGCTTCTTCTTGTCCAACGAGACTTTGTAATTACCAATTCGATACAGAGCCGAAGTGAATTTCTTGGCCTGCACTTCATCCCCGTTGAACACGGCATCAGCCAACGAGATGGATGGATTATCAATGCGAGCTTGAGCCAACAGAGACATCTTTTCGTACATCGAGTCAGCCAGTGCTTTGGTTAGCTTGGCAGCAATACCAGTAGCCCCAGAACCGTAAATCGTAATGGTCAGTGGGTTTTTGGTAATGCCACGATCAAGAACCAAGTTGGTTCCATCAAAGCTCAGAGTAGGCAGCAAAGAATCCATCAGCGACAGCAACTCATTGAGGTGCTTACTCATGACAGGATCATTACCCAGAGATTCACGCAGGGTATTTACCTGCTCTTGGAGTACGTCAGTAGTGGCCTGGTACAAGTCTTTCTTGTCGTACTGGCTGTACTGTTCGTTCGCAGTCATTGGACCACGATTAACAAACAGACCACCTTTGGCCATGTTCTTCAGCCAGCTGGTTGTAAACATCCCAGAAGCAAACAGCATCATGGCATTGATTGGCCCGTTGGTAATGCCGTCCGCTTCTAGATACAAGTTGGTAGTGAATGTTGCTTTCTGTGTTGGCGTCAGTTTTCCCAGCCAAGCAAGTTCAGTGATTACATGCAAAGCAGCTGGAGTCAGCGGAACACCAGCATCAGCAAATGCTTTTTTGATGGTGCCATTCAGCTCAGGGCTTGCTTCGATAACTGGGACATTCGCGTCAACCGGCTCAGCAAAGCTACCAAAGAAGCCAGACAGAGCTTCAATAGCTGGAGCCAAAGAACCAGACACAAGCAGCTCTGCTTCAGCAATTGCAGCATTGGTGTCTTTTTTGTGCACTTTGATATCAAGAGCCTGTGCAGCAGCAAGCATAAACAGCTTACGGCTTTTCCCTTGGTTCATATCGAGAGTGGTGCGAGTAGGCATGAACAACTCACGAACCATCTTGTTGGCTTGTGGGCTGTACTTACCAAGCATCTGCAAACGACCAACTCGGCTGATATTGAATCCGTAACGGAAGACAGTTTCACCCAGAGCTTTGCCGTTGTTCCGTGCGTAGTTCGACACAGAATCAAGGTAACCAGTCATGTGCTGGAAAGCTGCAACCATGCCACGGTATTTGCCATCTTCAGATGCAGCGTGGTTGATGTTCAGTGTCTTTTGTTCCGGTGGAACCAACCCGAACAAATCAAGCACCTTGTCCATACCAAGCGACTGGTACAACGCAGCCATACGTGTATCCACGTAGTACGGCGTAGCCTGTTCGTTCTCAATAGCTTCCAACTGCTGTGGTGTGTTCTGCACAAGTGGGTTGCGCATCTGAGTAGGCGAGACAGGTGGGATTGCATCGTCACCAATGAAATAGGTCTCTTCCGGTTCCAGCATCACTGTCTGCTCAATGGCATCCACAAACTTCAACAGTGGGGAACCTTCGCTGTCTTTGGTATCCCGAGCAAACACCATAGGAACAACACGTTCCGGGGTTTTAGGGGTAACACCTTCCACTTTTGGCAGGGCAATTTTTTTAATCGTCACTGCACCGTTGTCAGCAAAGACACGCAGAATCTCAGAAGCCATGACTTCAGGAATGCCTTTGGTGTAGCCACGCAGGCCATCCGGGGAAGCTGTAACACCCCAGTAATTTGTGATCTTTGCAGCCAGAGACTGCACAGCTTCAAAGGAGGCCATGCCTTCGTTGAAGTCAGTCACCAAGTCCTCAGAGATGACTTCTTCGTTCAGCCCGGTGATTTCAGCCACATCAGTGTGATCCAGAATGGAGCCAAGCTGATCAGCAGTCAGCAGCCACTGGAGGCCGGCAAGAACAGCACCTTCAACCAATTCTTGGTTGTAAACAAAACTCCCATTTACCTCTTCAGTGATGTTCAGGATTTTGCCTTCAACCCAACGGTTCACATCCACACCGTTTTTGAATCGCTCACCAACACCTTTCTCGGTCAGGAATTTTCCAAGGTTCTTCTGCAAAGCAGAAACCATCTTGTCACCCAGACCTAGATAATCCTGGTACGCCGAGATCACGCCAACAGGAATGTCCGTGCCAGTTTTTTGTAGAACAGCCTGGTTCATCGAACTGCTAAGTGCTTGTTTTACAAAGGCAAGTGGCGCTTCAGTACCAATGGTACGAGTGCGTGGTTCTTCCGGCAGAGTAAACGACTTGGTGAAGTAGTTCACCTTGCCAGCCAGATAAGGGAAAAGTGCAGCCAGTCCCTGACCAACGGTGGGTGCTTTCACAGGTGCAGGCGCTACTGTAGCTACAGGAGCAACAGTCTCAGCCGGGGCATCGACAACTTCAGTTACAGGTTCTACCACCGTATCAACGGTTTCTTGGGTAGTTTCTGCTGTGACAGGTTGCACTTCTTCCTGAGCAACAATAGGTGCTTCCGGCACAACCGTACTGGTAGCATCAGACTCAGCAACAGACGAACGCTGCCGAGCCGCTTTGTAGTCCGAGAAAATCTCAGAAGCTGGTTTGTTCAGTGCCGAATCCAGCGGAGTAACATCAATATGTTCAACACTCAAATCGGGAAAGGCATCAGCCAACCCATTAAGCACGTCGGCCACGAAAGCCGCTTCACCGGCAATACGTTGAGCCTTTTCGATAGACTTTTGGTTGCCTGTGTTTACAAACAGACGGGTGTTAGACGACACCCAACTACGATCAGGGGTAAGGGAGTCATAACCGATTCCTGGAGCTTGCGGATTGCCCGCAACAAAATGTGCATTAAGGGCTTTGACCTTGTTGCCCATGTGCTCCGCAAATTCACGGAGATGGAGCAGGGTGTCAGCTGCGAGATCACGGTTACCCGCCTTCCACGCAGACATAACTTCCTGTGCAAACTGCACCGCAGATTTCCCCTTCTCACCGTCATCGGTCTTAATATTCCGGGATACAAGTTCCTCACGGGAATTGAGTCCGAGACTTTCTGCTTTCGCACTAGCAGAACGTGCAGCACGAAGCAGAGCAACAGTCGTATCTAGTGCAGCCTTTTGTTCAGGGGTGACGGTCACGTTGCCCTTGGAAACCTGATACAGCACCTGTTCCACAGTCCCCAAATCACCTTTGCCTGGCTCAATAGAAGCCACGGCAATTGTGTTCTGTACGTTCTGCTGACCTTCAGGGGTAGCGACTGTCTCATCATTGATCACTGGAGGATTGGCTACTTGCTCAGCAGCTACTTTGGCTGCGATCTGGGCGATACGGGCCATGCCAGCAGTGACTTTGGGGCTACCCATAGCCGATGCCATCATCCCATCGTATTCACGCAGCATAGCGCCTGCTGGGCTGTTCTCTGGGATAGCGTCATCAGAGAACTCTTCGCTCATCAGAATGTTGTTGATTGGCTCAATGATCTGTTGCAGAGCGTAGCTTGCACTGAGTTGTTCAGACGAGCCGTCTTCCATTGCATCAATGACATCAACCAGACGTTGAGCAGCTTCGACACGGCTGCTTGAACCAACGAGAGCAGTACGGGCTGCTTCAGGCACATAGGGATTTGCCAGCTCTGCTTCATCAAAGCGAGCTGCGGATACCAGCTTGTCGATGTAGCTGTTGGCTTTTGCTTGCTCTTCTGGAGCAGCTTCCGAAGTGGCCACAGCCTCACGCATAGCAGCACTGGCTTCTTCTGCGTTAGCTGCTGCACCAGTTGCGGCTTCAAATACAACCGAGTCAGAGATCGGGGAGGCAGCTTCGTTTGCTTCACGTACAGCGTCAGCACGGGCACTCAGACTGCCACCAATTGCACTGCCAGCAGCAGCAAGTGTTTTAGCCCCGGTACGAACAGCAGCACCCGGACCTTGGGTGATTGCGGTCATGCCTAGACCGTAGAGAGCACCCTCACCAACTTGACGGCCAACGCCTTCAGCCAAGTCTTTGTTTTCATTTGAGATTTGGGTTTCGGCATAGTTCTGTGCCAGCTGGGAAGCACCACCTTGGATAGCTTCTTCAGTTGGCTCACGAAGTAAGGTACTGGCAGCTTTGGCAATCCCCTGGTTTACGAAGGGCGCTGCTTCAAACTTGCTGACAAGCGAACCTGTTGCAGCCGCAACCGGGAAGGTGATGGCAGCAGACAGCAAACCAGTTTTGTTTGCCACTTCAGCTTTGGCGTCTTCTTGGCTGACATTCTGGCCAATGAGTTCACGGTACATTGGCGACTCAGCCATGAGCGTTTCATGGTCACGGCCCATGATGTCGGATACGACTTGCTGGTAAGAGCCACCAGCCTCGATACCACCAATAGAAGTAAGCACAGGTGCTGTCTTGCTGATTGCAGCAGCAGTGCTTGCAGGAACGGCTGTCTTAACAGCAGTGGGCAACACTGCACCACCGAGGGCACGAACACCTTTGCTCAAAGGACCAGCTGCAAGCAGGGAACCAAGAGCATTCAATGTCCCGTCTGCGAGGGTTGAACCGTCCATAGTCGAGTTGGTAACGCTGTCGATTGCATCGCGGCCAATTCGTTTAAGGCCAGCCACAAAGTCACCATCGGTTTTAGCTTCAATGGTTTCTTTGTATGCGTTCTCACGCTCAGTGTTGAAGTTGGCAGCTTCCATGACT